TAAAAGTGTTCTCCAATAAACATTTTTTCGTTATATTGCGATGTTAAGGCTCTCATGGCGACGCCGAGAACAGCGCTCTTGTTGGCAGATGGCATTACTTTAATAGTATAGTTAATACCGAGATTAATAAGATAAGGATCTAATATATCAATAGTATCATTAATCATTCTATACCGGTTTAGCCATGTTTTTAAATTATTTTTTATTGTCGAGTTTGTTAATGTTAGTTTTCCAAAGTTATCTTCCGACACCACATAGAGATTTAGATTCCTTTTTAATGAGTCAGGATCTTTCTGCGTGCTTACTCTGCTAATAGACCCATATTTAGCTGGCATTCTATAACACAGGCTTTCATAATCTGATTGTGTGACTGCCCTATTCTGAGTCGGAAATGTATCATAAATCCTTCTTTTAAGCTCCGCGTTATTCGGAAGAGATGTTTCTCCTAAAATTTGTGTCTCATTGCTAACTTCTATCGATTCGCGAACCGAGTTCATTGTAAGGGCACTTAACGCCGTTGAATCAGCAAACTCGACTAAAGCGTTGCCGATTTTATTTAGGGCGCCGACTGCAACATTCGAGTTGGCGGCGTTTGTAACACGATAGACAATCGACAACGTTGTATTGGCCGGCACGATGCCGAAGCTAGAATTCTTTGATAATCTTGTTGGATCAAAAGTAGTGTCAGTGACATAATCTTTACCGAATAAGTCTAAAGCAACTGATTGTGGTTTAGCAATTACATTTGTTTCGCCGGCCTTGCCGCTTCCAAATTGTAAATAAACGCCATTGCGTTCGCGAACTACAACAAACTTTCTAGAAACCACCATTGGTTTTAACACAGATGGAACGTTGTCGTTCTTATAATTATCATTTGCCAATTCTTTATAAATCATATCTTGAGATAAATAATCAACTTCATAAAACTCATTACCTTGAGAATCTATAACAGAAATTATTTCTGTTATGGATGGGGCGCCGAGCTTAATTTTCATAAATCTTTGAAATTTGCCTACAGTTTTAGTGATTCTTCCAAATTTGCCAGAAACTACATTTCCATAAGCTTTAATTGCAAAAAAAGTTGGTGAACCAGTTGCATCACTTACTTGTGACACTATGATAGGATTCTTTGGCGCGTTGAAATCTATATTAGAGGTTAAAATAAAATCTAAACCAGTTTGTGATTTAAAACGAGAGCCTCGCTTTAAAAGCGGTATATACCTATTGTCGGGGCCTATACCGCTCGTATCGGCAGGCACTTGCGCGTATAAAGCAACTTGACCAAAAGTCGAGGCGGGGCCAGGAGCCTTATACCCCATGATGCGGCCATGGCGTGCAATATTGTTATAGCTATAGGCCGTATCTAAAAACGATTCATTAACACTATAGTCTAAATAAAAGGATAGCTGGTCGCCGACGTAGGCTACAGCATCCAACATTAAAGAGCCAAAAGATGCTTCACTAAAATCTTGAAAATTCTCAGGGTAGTATCTTTGGGCTATCTGAAGTAAATCGCTCTTGATTGACTCAAAATCTCGATGAGTGTAATCAATCGGCATTGTTACTTTGGTATCTTTCGACATAAATTATCCTCGATATTAAATAGTGATCTCTAATAAATCCCTTGTTCCTAAGCGCGGTATTTTATAAGCAATGCTCATTTGTAATAGGCTAGAATCGGGGTCACTGCTAAATTCGATTGATTCTACGCTAATTATAGGCATATAAGTACGCACTTGGGAACCGATTCTTTCGCGGATCTCCACTTCGGCTCCCTCGGAATAATTAGAAAACAAAAATTGTATCATCCCTACACCAAAGTTAGGTTCCATTATCCGTTCGCCAGGGATAGTCAACAAAAGCATTTTAAAATTTTGCTTAATCATCCCTTTAATCGTTTTAATCATCCCAAAACCATCGGCGGAATCATTTACTAACGGTAATCTTACTCCAATAGAAGCCATAACAAATCTCCTTATTAATTAGAAATGTATTTTAAATATAGTTTATTTTTCACACAAATTACCTTTAGCATCAAATGGGTTACCCACAATTCTTTTTCGGCTCCATCTAGGAATGATTCGTTTGCCGGAAGCCGGCTTCAATCTGGACTTAAGATTCTTCATAGTAAATTTAACCGGATCGACGCTATCCAGCGCTCGGTGTATATCAAAATTCCTAGAATTATAATATGTTTTAAATAGCTTTTTCAATCTACTCTTTGAATTTCGGAGTAATACTTGATCCCATTCGTCCCATAGAACGACAAATGGTGTGAGGCCCGGCTTCGGAATTCGATCGACTGCGGATGCCCAGCCATCATTCCAGCTATAGGTGGCACTTCCGTCGTCGGCAACTTTAACACTCATTCCTGGTTTGAGTGGGCCGGTCAGCAGACTCGGCCCTAGGGAGGCGCCCAGGGCTGTTGTTTTTTCTCCAATTGACGACAGGAAGCCTAAATCATTATAAATTGCGGTTAAAGCAACAGCTTTATTGGACGGAACAATATATCTAGATATCATCTTAAATTCTTCAGCCTCAACAAGCTTTCTGATCAAACAAAGCAATTGCTTGCTGTCGCCCTCAAGCGGACCAAACTGCTCAATGGATCTATCAAGCGGATCAATTTCTACAGAAATTAGTTCTTTTTTGTTACCATCTGGATCAACCGCAGAAAAGGACAATCCATATCTAATTCCTAATTTTCCAGTGAGGCCAACAATGGTATCTTCTGACTCTTCAACTATTTCGCCTGTTGCCTCAGACATATACACGAGCCTTAAAGTTCCAGGATAGACATCGGAGATATTCAATCTATTATCCCTGGCCTTGATCAGGGCGATCGCCTCATCGTTTGCGAAGCGCATCTCATTGATGCTTATATATTTCTCCAATACAAAAGGCTTTGTGGCACTATAAGTCGCCTCATATCCAACATCTTCAATATCGCCAATCGGAACAATAACTTTATTAGCATATATGTTTAAGTCCCGAGAATCATCAGTATGATAGGCGCCTGTCATGTAAACGGGCCCGTTGTCGTCGTCGTGCGCATGAAAGTACCCAATGTATTCTTCGCCGTCGATGGCGGTGCTAAATTGGCCACCGGTGGTATAAAAATCGTTTCCGTCTGTTGGAATATCTTCGTCCACCTCTTCTTTGATTTCTTTATTCAAATCTAGGCCAATGCCGCCTTGAGACAATTCAGTCAAGAGGTAGTAGTCCATATTATTAAACTCGGGCTCAATATCAAGGTCCTTGAGGTTGTCTATTAATGTTTCACCCATGGCATTAAGTTCTGTTTTTACCATCTCGTTCAAGATTACTTTAGCGTGATCTTCAGTTTCCTTAATGGCATTATAATTTTTTTCCTCTCGGTAATTCTTATAAGTTGCTGCCCTAACTGCGGCTCCCGGCGAGAATCTGGCCAATTTAAACTCTTCGCGTGTGGGATATTGATAAGCCTCTTGCATATCATTAATTGCAAAAAGGGCATTTAAAACATGCATAGGAGGTTTTACAATCGTACCATCATCCACTAGGCGCCCATAAGTTTGGACAGCCTGCTCTAAAAACGCATACCAAAATTCTTCATCCTTAAAATTGTTGAAAAATTCCCAGAAGGCGCCTTGAGAATCTTTAAGAGACTTTTCCATATCTTCAACGATAAACTGAGAATATATAGAGCTGCAGACGTCTTCAAATTTTGGTGCAAACTTTGTGAAAGTAGCCATTGATTTTATTAGATGTACGCTAACATATATTCGACAGGTGGCCTTAATTAATCCCTGAATGCCTGCTTTTGAGGCTCTCTCAAGAATTCTGGCGTATGGAAGCTCAACAATGCAGTCATCATTTTCTTTTAGTCTGTCATCTTCGGGAATCGAGTTATAAGAGGAGGCGATCTCGTCTTCAATTTGTTTAAGATTAATTAAATCAGTTTTGCTGGCACATGGACTAAATTCCGGAAACAACACATCTATTAGTCCGAGCCATCCATTATTCTTTAATGGCTTTATATACACGGGCGGGTTTACATAATTCCCCCCGAATTGAGGGGGTTCCAGGTAAATAACTCTAGCATCGTCGCCGTTTTTGAGTTGATCGCGAGAAACTCCCAGAATACCATTATCGTTCGTCAATTTCTCTCCGTTTATCTCAGCTTTGCCGTATAGAGTGTCTTCGGGGCTATCTGTCTGATTAGCAGATACTACGTATTTGGCATCATCGGCAGTTAGAGTATCATATTCTGCACCATATTCCCATGCAAATTCATTATTTGCTACTTTGTCCGCCACATCTTTAAACAAAGAAGACATTATGTTGTCGTGTATGGTCTTTACTTCGCCTCTGGTAATTTCGATTCCGTTCTTGTTTAAAATCTCGGTAAGAAGGACTACTTGAGGTATATTTGCTTGTTTGGTGAGGAAGCATCTCTGAAATTCGGGGTAATCATTAAAATTAAGATCCCTAAAAGTATCGTCCACTGCAAGAAATTCGTAACTTCTCTCTTTCATAATATTTTCATCTGGGTCGCTTCCTATTCCTAGAATACCCATCATGTTGTCGAGGCTAGCTGTGTCGATGGCGAGGCCATCGACGTCGAGTCCAACGGCACCAACAACATCCGATAAAGACGTCGGCAGTATCATGGCATCTTGATTTAAGAGGTTCGTTATATTTACGCGAGCATTGTCGCTCTTAATATTGGTGACTGAAGCATTATTCAATAAGGTGTGAGTGTGGGGAGTTGTGCCGGCTTCTTGTACAACGTTGTCAATAATTTTATGGCTGTGTCCGTCGACGAAGCTCGTTCTTCCGGTTCCGTGTTCTTCCACATAATAAACATGTTTATGATCGTCGTCCGTAGATGTAGTGGCATTTACCTCCGCCGACAACTCTGATAAAAACAAATCAATATCAAAGCCATTCGACCACGTTGAACCTAGATCAGTAAGTCCCTTGTTGTTGTCGGTAAACCCAAGAGAAATGTCGGGATTTTTCTTTCTCAACCCTCTTATGAAGAGCACTTCTTGAGTAGACATGTCTACTCTGAGAGAGGTGTCATATCCAAAATCCGGGAGGCTTATTACCTCGACACCTCCAATTGGGCGGATCCCAAGCTGCTCAAACGTTTTGATTATTGGCCTCGGGGGCGTGTAATCATTATTAGAAACAAAGTCTATCTCTAATTCTAGAATATAGTCTCGGAGCCACTCGGCGACGTATTTAGGAAACTGCCCTTCTTCGGAAAGAGGAGAGAGCGGATTGATAAAGTCCACATATGATCGGGAGTTATAGCTTTTTCTATAATGAGCCGTCAAGGGAGTTCCTTGAGTATCCGAAAGAATCATATTAATAAGTCCCCACCTTTTTTCATTAGGGCCGTTGCCCAACATGTCTTCGGAAAAGGCAGTTAAAAGCTGCTTAAGGTTGCTGCTGAGCGCTTGACTGGTGGCGATCTGGGCTTCTGGGGATTCAAACGGCGTAAGCCCATTGTCGCAGCCAGGATCGGAAACAAGCGGGGGCAGCGTCCCCATAGGGTCTCCATGCAGTGCATCTGCGAGAGAGCCCAAATCATCCAACATGTCGTTATAATAATTGTCGCACAATTGGGCAGCTTGATCGGGAGTAGACCTTCCGGAGAGGAGGGCTTTTCTATATGTACAAAAGTCTTCGACTGATTCGGGAGTGGCGCAAAGCGAAGGATTTGCAGGGAGAAGATCATCCTCCTCAAGAGAATCTCTAAAATTCCTCATATCGCTCTTTAGAGACTCTGGGAATAAATTACCCATATTTCCGAACAGACCTCTTAGCGAATCTTTGTCGGGTAAGCCTTCGCTAAATTGAGGATATTCATTTTCTTTTAAATCATTAATGATTCCAGCGGCGTCATCCGGGAGATCTCCCAAGAAGGCCCCCATCATCTCTGAACGCGTCAGAAGAGAGGAGACATCCCCCATAAAATTAACAACATCTTCAGTATTGGCGAGGGCAGCTGCGCCGACGCCGAGCTTATCAAACATATCGACAATAGTATCATTAACGGATCCGCGATCTCCTCCACAGATCGCATCAGCAATAGTGTCGCTGATAGAGCTTCTATTATTCGCTTCTATCGCATTAAACCCAATTTCGCCTGCAGCTGCAGCAATTTTACACATAGAGCCTCCGAGAAGAGAGCAGATTTTAACAACCAATCTAGTCAGAGCATTCACAATCGCCTGCTGGATTGCAAGTTTAAAAGCATCCATGGCAACGCCTCTAAGGTCTTTCCAGTCTGGGATCCACCCAAAAGGATTCTGAAGCTTGGGCATCGTAATGTCGTTTCCATTTTTACACCATGGCAGTTCGATGTCGGCGATAAAGTCAAGATAACTCGGTTCAAAAATGGGTGATGTAGGACAATCCATATACATTAGAACTTGAGCAACAAGTGGGGCGCCCGGAAACTTATTAAGACCATCCATCACATCTAGTAAATTATCGCTATGGACCTCCAGCAAACTCTGAATATAAAGCTGCGTTACAACACCGCTATTTAATTTAGCATTAGCATTAGAATTGCCAGTATCGAACTGTTGTGCGATAGTTCTGCGTTCGCCGGGTAGATCTCTTTGGCCTTCGGGCTCTGGTCGTGCTTTAGAAAATGTGCCGGTGGCCAAATCTTTGGCAGTTGTGCCCGAAACTAAGCTCGCTCCTGCGCCAGACCAGGGAGGAATATTTTGAATTTGAGTCCTATCGGCCCCTTGTTCTATTAAAGCGCTTAATTGGGCATTTGATCCGCCATCCTTAAAAACATCTCCACTATCTATTTTTTGCTGTACTAACGCTGAAATTTCAGATTGTTTGTCGGGAGGGAGGCCGATAAAAAGAA